GCCGCTGCCGAGCTTCGCGCTCAGCTAGCCGCGCAGCGCAATGCGACGCAGTATGCCCAACAGGTGGCGGCGGAAGCCCATCAGCGGGCCCAAATCGCTGAGCAGCGGGTCATGGGCTCGACGGTCAGCGCGATCGATTCGGCGCTTCAGGCCGCCGAGCAACAGGCCTTAAACTTCAAGGCCGAATTCCAGGCCGCGCTCGACGCCGCCGATCACCGAGCAGCCGCCGAGGCGCAAGAGAAGCTCAGTGACGCCCGTCATAATCTCCTGCGCTTGCAGGAACAGCGCGCCTATGTCGACGCCGAGGCTCGACGGCCGCTGCCGCAGCAAAGACAGCAGCCGCAACCGCAGCAAATCGCTGGCGTCGACCAGATCGCCGAGGGCCTGGCCCAGGACGGCTATCCGCGCTCGGCCGACTGGCTGCGCTCGCATCCGGAATGGGCGAGCCGTCCGGACCTCCTGAAGCGCGTCGCCTCGGCGAGCAACCACTTGGTCGACAACCGGGGCCTCGCCCTCGAATCCGACGAATACTTCATGGCTTTGGAACAGGAATTGGGCATGAGCCAACGACCACAGCGCGGAGACTATGGCCAGGCCCAGCGCCGCGCCGGTCCACCGGCCTCGGCCGCGCCGACGAATGGCTCGGTCAGCTTGCGCACCGGCCAGACGGGGATGCGCTCGCATGTCCCGCTCACGGCGGAGCAACGCGCCGCCGCGATCGAGATGCACGGCATGACCGAGAAAGAGTTCGCCCAGGAATTCGAGAAGGCCCGCGTCGAGGGCAAACTGATAGGCTACCGATGAGCGAGACTATCGCCCGCAACGGCAACAAGGAAACGGTTCGATCGGCTGACGAAGTCGCCTCGATGAAGGTCCAGCCGCCGGTCGATCACGAGGCGCGCGCACGCCAGCGCGTCGCGGAGATCCGCGCCATCCACGGCGACGGCGATTTCAGCGACGTCTATGTCGACAAGTGGTTCGCCCAGGCGCCGCCAGGCTGGGTCTACGAATGGAAGACGCACGCGATCTGGAACAAGGAATTTCCGCAATATGTCAGCGGCCTCCAGCGCACCGGCTGGAGCCCTGTCCAGGCCGTTCGCCACCGTGAGCTTCTCTATCCGGAGTACGAGGGGGAGAACATCATCATCGACGGCATGATCCTGATGGAGCGCCCGAAAGAACTGGTCGACCGGGTCAGGCGCTACCAGGAGAAGCTGGCGATGGATGTCGTACGAAACAGTGAGCGTAAGCTGTCTGAAGCGCCTGGAGGCACCGGGCCTCGCACCGCCTTTGCCGAAACCATGCCCAGGGTGCGCAGCCACGTCGGCCCGGTCACCATAGACGACTGAGTAAGCCGCTATTTTAGCGACTTACTATTAGGAGAACCCATGAGCCTCGGCCGCCCGATCGACAGCGAATCCGACGAGCGCACCGTCAACAACGTGATGCGTCACCAGTATCGCGTGCTCTCCGATGCGGAGAAGGAGGCGATGCTCTGGATCAAGGATCAAGGGCTGACGATGATGGAGTTCATCGACGGCAACGTCCCCAAGGGCCGCGAGGCCTCGCTCGCCAAGACCAAGATCGAGGAGGCTGTGATGTGGGCGGTCAAGGGTTTGACTGCGTGACATCTTGACGACGGCCCCAATCTGGAACTAACAATCCGTCATCTGACCGACACGCGTCTCGCGAGTCGCTACAGACGGCAAGCCAGTGGCGCTCTCTGGCCTTGCCACAATTCAGTGTCATCGGCGGCGCTCGCTCGATGGCGACCTTCTAACCCTCACGGGAGAAGTTCGTCATGGCGAACACCTTTGCGCCCTTTGGCTTCGCAGAATCGCACCGGCTTGGCGCCGCGCCCAACTATCAAATGGGCGCCACCAAGCGCTTCATTAACCCCACCAACGCCAATCCGATCTACTTCGGCGACCCCGTCATTCAGTTGGCGTCTGGCTATATCGCCCAGCAAACGCCGACGACCGGCGCGCTCCAGGTTTCCGGCATCTTCGCGGGCTGCGAGTACGTCTCGAAAGCCGCCAAGAAGATCATCTGGAGCCCCTGGTGGCCTGGCGTCACCTCCGATGTCGTAACCGCGCCCGCTGGCGGGCAGAACACGGGCTTCGACGTTTCCGCCAAGATCATTGACGACCCCCTTGTCGTTTTCCGCGTCCAGGCGAACGGCCAGTTGACGCTCGGCATGATCGGCATGAACGCCACCTTTGCCTACGGGATCTCAAGCCTCCCGGCGCCGAACCAGGTGAGCGGCATCGGCAACGCCTGCCTTGAGGTCACCGCCACCGCGCCACCGGCTGTCACCGCTTTCCCGTTCCGCATCCTCGACTTCATTCGCGAGCCGCCGGGGGTGAATGGGACTGATTTTACAACGCCTTATGGCTGGGTTTTCGTGACCTTCAATAACCAGGACTTCAAGGTCACGACCGGAATCTGAGGAGCTAAGTCCATGGCCGTTTCCGTCGCTCAGGCGTACGATCTGCTATTTCCTGGCCTGAGAAAGGTGACGGGCGAGTACAAGGATCTCGACCGCATTTATCCCAAGATCTATGCGGTCGATAAGTCTTATATGGCGGTGGAGCGTACAGCCTCCATGCGTTACTTGGGACTTGCAGCATTAAAGAACGAAGGTTCGCCAACTGTATTTGATAATCAAGCAGGCGAAAGGTATATCTACAATCAATACCATAAGGAGATCGGCTTAGGATACGCCTTCACCAGAAGAATGGTAGATGATAATTTATATAAAAGGCAATGGCGCCCATCTAATCTTGGTCTTCAGAAGTCATTCAACCAGACTAAGGAGATCTATGGGGCGACTCCACTTAACACTGCGACCGTATACGACCCGTCAGTACTTGGCGACCAGCAGCCGCTGTGCTCGCTAAGCCATCCGATCGATGGCGGCGTGGTGCCCAACCGTTTCACCCTCGACATGGACCTCAACGAGTCCTCGCTTCTCAATGCCCAGGCCTCGATCCGGGGGTTGTTTCGGGACAATGCTGGCCTACGCATGCAGGCGCGCGCGCGTCGCCTCATCGTGCCGATCGCTCTTGAGCCTATTGCGATCAGGCTCCTCAAGACCGTCCTAAGACCTGGAACGTCCGACAACGACGTCAACGCCATTCTGGAGACATCTGGAGGTATTCCGGATGGCTTCCTTGTCCATGACTACCTGTCGTCACCGACGTTCTGGTTTATCCTGACCGATCAGGAAGGTTTGTTGTATCTCCAGCGCGTCGCTTTCGAGATGTCAATGCAAGTTGACTTTACGACCGACAACCTTCTTGTTAAGGGATATGAGCGCTATTCTTTCGGATACTTCGACTGGCGATGTATTTGGGGCTCATTCCCGACCGCGTAACTGAGGGATACTATGGCCAAGGAAACCTTTACTGGCCCGTTGATCGCCCTCGGTGGAATCGCTGGGGGGCCGGGTAGCCAACAGCCCCGCGAGTACTCGGACGAGATCGGGCCCTCGATCTTCTGGGGCGGCACGGCAATCGTGGCCAGCGGCGGCCCAGGAACCAAGGATCGCACCGGCCCAGGCTCGGTTTCGGCAGTGTACGCGGCCTCGCCCATCCGGACGATCAACTGCGCCCCGGCGGCGGGCGCCGCCGCCTTGACCGTGGCTGGGCTCCCGACGAATGGCGTGCCCTTGGTCAACATCACCACCTATGCGGGCGGGCGGGCCCCAGGCACGCCCGTCATGTCGGGCGGCGTTGCGGCGCTCGGCGTCGCGCTCGACATGGGGCTCGATCCCGTCACCACGACGACCGCCGCGACGAACAACGTGACCTTGGCCACAATCGCCAATGCCTGGCGCTACCGAGTTGGCCAATGGATTGGCATCCTAAACGGCGCCGTCGGCGGGGCGACGCTGATGACGCAGATCACGGCTATCACCGTGGCGACTGGCGTCATGACCGTCGTTCCGCCGCCTGGGGCTGGCGTCGCCACAGGCGCGAATGGCCCTCAGATCACCCTCTCCAACCGCTACAACTACAATCAATATGGCGCGAGCGGGCCGCCCAGTTCAGTGTCCTCTACGGCGGCGGCGGGCGCGGCGCGCATTTCGATCCCCGAGCTAGGCACTACCCGAGGCGTCGGCGTGACCGCAGCGGCGGCGACGACCAATGGGCAAGTCCTGATCCAGGGCATCGGCCAATTCGGCATGCCGGTGAGCGAACTCATCACCACGGTCGCGGGCTCGACCGTTTGGGGCAAGAAGACCTACGACGTCTTCGTCTCGGCGACGCCGCAGTTCAGCGACGCTACGGCGGGCCATAACCTGACCGTGGTGACGTCCGACTTTTTCGGCTTCCCGATGTCGGTCATGTCGGTCGACAGCATTGTCGCGATGACTTTCGCTGGAACGGCGATGGTCGCCGCCAACTTCACCATCATTCCGGCCGACACGACCTATCCGGCGACGCAGA